CTCCGCTTTTTCATCAATTTCTTCTTCGCCTGCTTCCGGTTTAAGATGATCTTCATCCTCTTTTTCTGATACAGTAAATAAAGTTTTTAATGCTTTGACTAAACCATGAGAGACAGCTCCATTAAACCCAAGGGATTTAACGTAAAGGGCAATAACAGCAGCAGCACCTTTAAAATTGGCAGTATTTGTAAACGCGATATACGTAAGAACAAAATCTTCTAACCGAGCCATGACTAGTTCTATAATGCTCTGATGTTCATATCCTTTGTAAGACAACGTTTCGACAACATTTTCCATAGTGTCCTTTGCTTCTTTAGCTATTTTAATGCTATCCTTAACTGTTTCTATAGTTTCCTTAATGTCATCTATATGTCCCATGTGTGGCTGCATTTTTTTAAAAAACTTGGCTCTTTGAAATGCTTTACTTTTCTGATCTTCAAAAAGAGCGAGATCCTTGAAAACCTGTTCAGCTGTAACAGAGATTTCCTTCATAGATGTAAAATCTTTGAAGAAGAACGCTCTATATGCAGCCTGGTAGCCAACATTTTCTTGACATTTGCTAACTACTACATCTATAGTGGGAAGGGTTTTGTGAACAGGGAAGTAACCACCTTTAGTAAAATAATAATATCCTGCACCTGTCATAGCTAAAATAGCAGTAGGTAAATAATCTTTGAAAACGGTCAACCAACCCTCATCAAGCACAATAAAAATATTGTAATCAACTCGAGCCTTATTTACTTGCTGTAATTTAGTCTGCATTCTTGTGTTACGAAATGCTTCAAGAATATGATTTCCAAGCAGAAACTTATAAACAGCAGAAGGAGGTGAAAATTGTAATTTTAATTGATTTGATATCTGGCGATTCTCTTCGTGGGACTTGGTCACACATCTTTCCATTGAATCTTGAGGAGGTACAACAATATGGTTTCGAGAACCTTGCCACATCAGTGGCACCGTTGGGAGGTCAACTTCTTCTGGTTCATCTATTTTAAAATTGTGTAAACGCTCTTCAATATCAGCATTCTGTACGTTAACCGTATGTCGCAAAATATGATATTTCGTACTCGCTGCACGTATTTTATCTTTCTCTTCTTGTTTCTTATCTTCTATAGCTTGTTTACTAGCAGCAAACTTAGCTTTCCAATTAGAAGGTTGCTGAGCCGGAAGAGGAATATAAGGTTGTTTAACCTTATTGATGATAGGCTGTGACTCTTCAACCCATTTACTAGTCTTCTTTTTCCTGACTAATACTTCTGCTGCCTTACCAGCCAATTGGGTGTGTAAGGGCGATAAACGCACAGGGTTTTGAGTCGCAGAAATTACAGGTGTAATTTTGCCTTCTGCTGTTGCGGCAAGATCCGCAGGAGAAACCAAACGTGTAGTTGACATACGTTTGACTTCAGGTTTGTGATCCGCTAATTGTTTCTTTTCAATGGCAATAGCCAATGGTGTTGGAAACAATTGTTCCACGGGGGTAGTACTACCCGAGACAACGGGGAGACGTTTTGACTTCTTTTTAGGCGGTTTTGCAATATAAGATGTCTTGTCTACTTTTGATTTTTTGATTCGTTTTGCATTAACGACAAAGGGATTTGTAATATCCATCATGTTATTTCGGGAAGCCGAGCCCTGGTCAAACTCGGAGTCCTTATTTTCGGCGACATATGTGGTGTTCTGGTTAGAGTTACTCATATTGAAAATAAGGGTTAGGACCCACGGAAATATTTATCCGTGGGCTTGAAAGGGGAGAACTGTTAAAATGTCCCTAATTAAATAGAGGTTGTAATTAAACTAATCTCGATAGTTCTACAAGTTAGTCTCTGTAGGCTCATCCGTCCAAACAGAATGTGACTATGTATTTAGTACCGCGATATAAAATCACTACGCCTGATTCCAGCGCGTTACATCCAGGGCAAGATGTAACTCTTAAACAATGGCACTACTCTACTCCTATGTGGGCGACCGACCCGGAGTATTGCGTCTTAGAACCTGCCTGTCGCTGCAGTTAACCGATTCTTCAAAATAAATTGATATCCTCAGTGATTCTTACCTTATCTTTAGTATGATAAATATCCATGGACAGTTTAATCGACAACATATAAAATGTTGGTAATTTAAACGTCAAAAATTTCTTTTTCCTGTAAAAAGAATAAAAACAATTTAGCGTATACTACATAATTCGTGAAATGCATAAGTGTTAGCACAAATGTGCGTTCCCTAAGTTCGTGAATAGGACGATTACTCATCTTCTGGTTAAATCCGTTGTGGTAAGTTCGTACTGGTAGAACATGGTGAATAAAGGAGGGGTATAGACCCCCTTCAGATCAAATAAATAACGATCAACAAAATAAAAATTCTA